CTCGCACGGTGCTGGCGGCTTCTCCCGGGTGCCTCGCACGTATCGACGGGGCCGTGCCCTCCACCAAGGGCGGGACCGATCTGGATGGTCGGCCTCTGACCCGTTACGAGAACTGGCAGCAGGGCCTGTGTGTGGTCCAGTACGAGGAGGGGGACGGCAAGTTCAACGTGGAGATGGTCACGATCCGAGACGGATGGTCGTATTACCGTGGCAAGGAGTACACGTCCAAGGGGTAATGGGGGTATACTAGTAGTACCCCGCTGGGGGTGTCCTTACTTTCCATCTAGGAGATACTAGTATGTTTAACCGAGACCTCGTTGAACGGGTTGTCGCTACGTTCGTTCAGGCCGCCGCTGGTGCCATCGGTACCAACGGCGTCCTTGATCTGGGCGTGGACAACTGGAAGTTGGTTCTCAGTTCTGGAGTTGCAGCGGCCCTGTCCGTTGTGAAGGGCGCCGTCGCTGCCCGCCTAGGTACTAAGGGTACCGCTTCTCTGGTTGACTAGCCGCCACGGTAGTGTGCGGGATGCCCACATGAGTGACACTTTACGGTTGTTAGTAGACGAGGTTAGGGGGGCGGTTCCTGCCGCACTGATTTATGCGATTGATGGTGTATACTTGAATCAGGTAGCCGCCCCCCTGAGGATTCCACACTCTTATGGCCGTTGACTTCTGGTCGCCATCTTATAGAGCCTCGGCCAGTGATCTCACGGTCGCTATCTCCCCGCTCGGCCTTGTTGAACTGGCCGATGAAGAGTTCGAGGTCCACGGCCCACGGCTGAACCGGTATTCGGCAGCGTGGGCGTGGTACCTTGGGCATCACTGGGCGTACCGCCGTGAGTTCGGTGAATCACAGTTCTACCTGAACTACGTCCGCACAATGTCGGACTACATCACGAACTTTTGCTTTGGTAAGGGCGTGTACTTCCGTACCCCGGAACAGAACAACGCCATTATCCCTCACCTCCTAAACACCGTGTGGGACCACCACAACAACAAGGAGCACGTCCTCTGGGAGATGGGCCAGTTGGCCTCGGTGACCGGGGACTGCTTCGTCAAGGTGGCCTACGAGGAGCCGTACGTCGATCCCATCGGAATCCCAATGCCGGGCAGGGTCCGCATTCTGCCCCTGAACCCGGCCCACTGCTTTCCCGAGTACCACCCCCACGACCGGACCCGACTGTTGCGCTTCAAGTTGAAGTATCGCTTCTGGGGTACCGCTCCTGAGGGCACTCGGCAGGTGTACACCTTCACTGAGATTCTTACCGACGACACGGTAGAGCAGTACATCAACGATGAGTTGGTGGACACCTACCCGAACGCCATCGGCCATATTCCTGTCGTACACATCCCTAACACCACGATCTCCTCGTCTCCGTGGGGCCAGAGTGACATCTGGGACATCATCCCGCTCAACCGAGAGTTGAATGAGAAGATGTCCGAGGTGTCGGACATCATCAACTATCACGCTGCTCCCGTGACGATCATCACCGGGGCCAAGGCGAGTCAGTTGGAGAGGGGCCCGAAGAAGGTTTGGGCCGGTCTCCCGAAGGACAGCAACGTATTCAATCTGGAGTCCCGTGGCGAGATGGCGGGGGCGCTTGAATACATTCAGCACATCAAGCGGACCATGCACGAGATCACGGGCGTTCCCGAAACGGCCCTAGGCCAGACCCAGCCCATCTCCAACACCAGCGGCGTGGCACTGGCCATCCAGTACCAGCCGATGATGAACCGCTACAGCATGAAGAAGTCGCACTTCACCAAGGGGCTTGAGAAGGTCAACGAACTGGTCATTCGTACGGCCGCTGTCTTCGAGCCCCAGATGCTGTTGTACGACGCTTCTGTGGCTGAGTATCCTGAGAAGGACAACGCCATCCAGTTGGACCCCACGGACCCGCTGACCTACAAGACCACCATCCACTGGCCCGACCCGCTGCCGGTGGACGTACTCATCACGCTCAACGAGATTCAGGCCAAACTGACCCTCGGCCTTGAGTCGAAGCGGGGCGCCCTCAAGATTCTCGGTGAGGAGTTCCCGAACGAGAAGATGGCCGAGGTCTTTGAGGAGCAGATGGAAGACGCTCTCGATGCTGGGACCCTTGAGATGTTCAACGCTCAGGTCCAGCAGGCAATCTTCGCCGCTACCGGAATGCTGCCCCCCGAGGGGGCGGAGCCGGTCGGCGGTGAGGGAGGGGGAGAGGAACAGACGTTCCCAGCCCCGATGGTATCCGGCGCTGATGCCGGATTGTTAGATAAACTGATTCAGCGGGCCTACGGCGCCCGGTTCGCCCAGCGCCGTATCCCGACAAGTGACAGCGAATAAGTTCTACTAAACCAGACAGTATCCGCCAAACCAGTTAAGGAGCAGTTATGGCAGGAGCAAAGAAGGACGCTGCGGCGCCCGATGAAGTGACCGTGCCGCCCGCCGAGTCGGAGACCGCTGAGGTCGGCTTTGACGTGGGCGTGGCCGAGTCGGCCGAGGGACGAATGTTCACCGAGTCCGACGTGGAGCGTATTCGTCAGCAGGAGAAGGACAAGTTGTACAAGAGGCTTGAAGAGTCCGACGGGCGTGTCAAGTCTCTTGAGGACCAGTTGACGACGCTCTCGGATGAGCACAAGTCCTCCAAGGACGCTGCGGAGAAGTTGGCCGCTTACGAGGCCGAAGTCGCCAAGCAGCGTGAGGAAGAGGAACTCAGCGCCAAGGAGTTGATCGCTCGTCGGGAGACCGAGTTCAACGAGAAGATCAACTCCGTGGAAGCGGAGTGGCAAGAGCGGCTTGCCAAGATCGAAGAAGAGCGTGAAGCGCAGGATGCGATGCTCGACAAGGAGCGCCGCTTCCGCGAACTAGAGGAGTATCGCCTCAGGGCGATGCAGCAGGAAGAGGAATACATCATTCCCGAACTGCGTGATCTCGTCTCGGGAACCACCGAGGAAGAGATCGACAACTCTATTGCGATCCTAAAGGACCGTAGTAGTGCTATACTGGAAGCAATCCAGCAGTCCGCCCCCAGCGGGCTGAGGGGGTCGCCGGTAACGGCGCCTCCCGTTGGGCCAATGGAAACTCAGACGGAGCAGCAGCAGACGCTAAGTGCGGAGGACATCCGCAACATGCCGATGGACCAGTACATGCAAATGCGAGACAGGCTCCTCAAGGCGCGGCCGTCACAAAGCCGCTTCTAGACAACATATACACACCGTCCCCTAACGGAGGAACCCAACCATGGCCCTGCCAGCCCCATCGGGTGGCTCGATCACGACGGCTGCTGACCAGTCGTCTCTGACCGGCTACTCGTCCGATACGGCGCTGACTCCGGCGATTCAGACTATCTGGAGCAAGGAAATCTTGTTTCAGGCTATGCCTGTTCTTCGCTTTGAGCAGTTTGCCGTTAAAAAGACGGAACTCGGTGTTATGCCGGGTCTCACCGTCAACTTCATGCGCTACACCAACCTCGGTGTTGACCAGAACACTGGTGCGACTCTGACGGAAGGTACCCGTATGGAGCCCACAGCCCTCTCGGCTAGCCAGATTCAGATCACGGTCTCGGAGCGTGGTCAGGCGATCTCGGTCACCGAGTTGCTGCTCAACGCCTCGTTCGATGACGTTATGGCGTCGTCGTCCCGTCTCCTTGGCCGTCACATGGCCCAGTCGATGGATATTGAGGCCCGCAATACCCTGTACAAGACCGGCATCCCGTTCGGTGGAGGCTCGGCGGTTGCTCCGTCGATCACCTTCGGCCGGACCAAGCAGTCGGGCGCTCGTACCACGGTCTCGCCGTACGACGGCGGCACAGTCGGTACGGCGGCCTCGCCGGGCTACCTCTCGCCCACTACCATCAAGGACGCCGTGGAGACGCTGGCTGGGGAGAACATCCCTCGCATTGGTGACACCTACGTGTGCTTCGTGCATCCGTCGCAGAGCCGTTCGCTCCGCGACTGGCCGGAGTTCATTGAGGTCACCAAGTACGCCGCTCCCGGCAACTTCATGCTGGGCGAGATCGGGCGCCTCTACGACGTGGTCTTCATCGAGACCACTCAGGTGACCAAGGGTCTGGACGGCACCGCTGCCGGTTCGGCACTTGCGGCCCTCACGGGTCTGGACACCGATTCGGGCACCTCTGGCCTTCAGGAGAACGCCAACGCTTACAACGCCGTGATGATCGGTGA